ATCCCCAACAAGGGTAAGACCACTTGTTGTTGCGATTTGCGTCTGTCCTGAAAGCGTCAGGGGTTCACCGCCTTTTAACTGCTTAAATTGTGTATTGTCCAGATTTGGACGAGCAAAAAATGCCATATCTTTCTATTTATTTCTTACCTTTATTTTTGTAACCACATGACCGTCCAGTTAGTTACCAAATCCAACCTTTTAGGGGTTGGTTGTGTTTATAATAAATACAAAAGAAATGGATTAAATATCGGCTTAAATAAAAAAACCCCGTAATTAATTTATTACGGGGTTCAGGGGAGTCATGACCTTTCAATCATGACGCTCTTTATATGCGTACATTATAAAGAAAATCTGTCTTGTCTACGAGCCATTTTTCTCAACTCGTTGACTTCACGAAGCGCATCGGGGTCGAAACGCTCACGCTTCACAACACTCACCAAGTGGTTGAATTCGTTTTCGGTAATAACCTGTCCGACATAACCCTCGGTCTTGAGAACATATGACTTCGGTGCACGTGCACTACTATCCTGACCTTCCTTGTCAAGACTGGCTTCAAAAGTCAGTTCCAGAACTTCCTGAATTTTCTCCTGAACACTTGCTGTCATGTCAGCCTTGGTCTTCTGCAATGCTTTTTCAAGCAAATCAACAACATTGGCTTGATGACTCTTTTTGAGTTCAGCATAGTTATCGGTGAATTCCGTGTTAGAGGTTCTGTCTTTGAGTTCACTCATAATCGCCAGAGCACCGTAGCAGTCACGAATCATCATATCCCAAACCTGTTCAGCATATGTGAATGACGGAAACTTGTCGATTGCCACGATTTCACCGTCAATAAGTACAATGATTCCAATCAGGTTTGCTGGACGTTCAAAGTGGGCAATAAATTGTTCCAGCTTCTTGTCGTACTTATTGAAATACTTATCCAAGTAATTTCCTGTATTGGATTGCGTATCTTTTCCGAGCTTCTCAATAGCTGGGTAAATACGTGAATACCCACCGTCTTGACCGATACTGTCAAAAAGCATTTCACGAATACTCACGGGAATCATACGGAATTCCTGTGTACCTCGGAAGTGACCAGTTTGACTACCCTGAACACAACCAGCATCGTGATAAGTGGTACTTGCATTTGCTGACATGTAACCGCCTTTAATCATACCGTGATTCTGGGCACTTTGTTTAGTCATAACTGCCATTTGAGCGGGAATAATTACTTCCTTATTCTCGTTATTCGTGAAATTGATTTCGCCATACGAACGGTTTCCCGCAGTAAGCGAAGTCAGGGGGTTCGCAAAACGAGCATCAAGGGAATACTCTTTCTCTGTTGTCAGGCATACGATTTGCATATTCATTATGCTTTGAATCACAATATTACCATCGCTGTCCTTGACAGGACGGCAACCCTTTAGCATTTCTGTAAAATCTCTTGTATTCATGATACTTGTTTTTATGCGTTTATATTTATTTTTTTACTTCTTTTAACTGGTGCTGCCTCAAGAGACTGAACCTGATTTTCAAGCCACCTCTTGGTGTCGATTTCCAGTAGTCTTGCAGCGATTTGTGGCTGCAATGCACTTGGGTTGTTAATCGCCATCGTAACAACACCATGACCCAGAGTACGAACATCTGAACCCATTTCAGCACTGGTTATCGGTGAAATCTGGAAAATAGGGGTATTTCTACCTGTTTCAGCACGCCAGATTTCCAGTACTTCATTCGTCAAGCCATCATATGCGTTTTCATAACCATCGGTTAGGATGAAAATCGCATCGAATTGCTCGTCAGCGTTTTCGGTCTTAAGCAACTTAACAAATGCACTGGCGATATCTGTTATTTCACCATCAGTTGTGACTTCAACACTTTTCTGTGCGGATTTACGAAGAACCAATGAAGTGAAATCTGCAATAGCACGAGGTGTATTTTTAGATTCCTGCTTGTGTCCCTTCATAGATGCACTCTTGTCCTGAACAACACCGATATTCTGGTAATGGAAACCCGTGATTTTCTTCTTCTCGGCAAGACCATTGATTGCGTCTTGAATTTCATCACTGAAACCAGTTTCGTAACCAGTCTTGTAGAGCGCAAGGAAATCAGTGGCTTTTTTCAAATCCACGGTCTTCTCAACACCGAGTTTTGCCGTGCTCTTGGTCTGACGAACCTGCTGGTTTACAGAGGTTACCTTGACATTCTTACGAATCATCGCCTTAGTTGCTTCTCTCTGAAGTTCGGTGCTCCACATCGTATGATATTGTGGATGCTTGACATCAGAAATCAGTCCCAGAAGCACTTCTTCTGGAATCACCTGAATCCCAGTGATATCAGTTTTGGCTTTTTGATACTCGCTCAGAATCGGAAACTCGTTTTCGTTGAACAAGAAGTTCACGTCTCTGAACAAGAACAGCAATAGCTTAAATGCTTTCATAGCATCACCGTTGTAGTACTTCAAAACGCTTTCATTAACGATGTTCATTTCCTTTTCAGTTGCAATCATGTTGTCAACAAAATCGATTTGCTTACGTGCGATTTGAAGCAATACACTGGTTTTCTTTTCACCGTATACGTGTTTCAGGATTTCAGAAATTTTATTACGATACTTGACCGCATAGAATTCCAAGTTCTCCTGACCCCAGATAAAACCCAATGCTATTTTTCTCGCCCTTTCGTTGTTCACCTTTTCGTTCTTCAGGTCAACGAATAAACGCAGAACATATGTAATACCGTTGTCATCACTCGCAAGATTACGCAATGCCGTGAGAATCGCCTTATCACTGAGACCATTGTCGTACCAATCAATTGGATTCACAATGTTACATGCACCGCCTTTCGTGGTTTGTTTGAATTCATTCAACAATACCTCAGACACATAACGACCTGTCGCACCTTTTTGAGTTGCGATAATCAACGGCAATTCCTTGGAAAGCCGATACTGTGCTTTAATAGCGTCACGAATGGCATTCATTTGCTCGTCCTTACTGTGGTAATACGTTGCACTGGACTTCGACCCACTTGCAATCGTTAAGCCATCAATCAATGTTTGCTTGATGTCCACCACCATGTTCTGTGTCAATACTAATTTCTTCATTGTCTCTGTTTTAATTTATTACTACTATTCTACGTTAAGGGTTTTAAACCATCGCCATTCGCTTCAATAAACGAATGAAGACGATTCATTATCATTCTGTTTTGTTCAGCGGTTTTATTACCGCCTTTATTGTAAAAAAGGGTTTCCGCAATTAATACCACACCTTTTTTCATCGCTTGGTTATCAGCACTCAGTTTCTGGACTTCCTGTTTGAGTTTCTGAATCTCCATGTTATTTGAAAACATCTCGGCTAACCACCTCAATCCTGTTTCAGTAACTCTGGTAGGATATTTCAAAAAATAATGGCTGTCCACATATGTGTTATATGGTCGATTATAATAATCAACAATACCTTTGTGCCTCAGTATTTCATAGAACCTGTTTCTACCGATTTTCCCGAAATAATCGCTCAGTTCGAGTTTCTTTGCGACTTCACTCATGGTATAAATCCTGTTTTTACCTTCTTTCAGTTCTCGATACTTTTTTTCCACATCAATAAAATACCTTCGTGCCTGTCGTCCTTTTTCGTTGTTCTGTACCATTGAAAGTTCTTTGGCACATTCCATTGTTAAGGCGTATTCGATACGATGAATACGGGTAACTTTCTGATTACCAAACTTACCATTTTTGGTAAGTGGAATTTTGTTACCGTATATATCATAAAAAATTCTGGCATAATCTTCGTTCTCCACGAACCCATACTTTTTTATTCTATCGGTAATCCAATTACCAAATTGCTTACCCACATCGAGAAACTCATGCAAATCTCTGGCATTAATAACTGGATTTCCTGTCGTGGGACTCGTCTTAATTGGTATCAATTCTTTCATTACGTTTAAATTTATTGATTAATAGAGCAAAACTATCAAATAAAATCAACATCTCCAAATTATACGAAAACTATTTCAATTTGTTACAAAGAACGCAAATAAAAAAAGGGCAGCTTCAACATATTACTATGTCGAATCCCGCCCTTTTTTATTAAGGAAACTCTTCTTCAATCAGAGAAGAAGTTCTGTTGTAAGTCTGGTAGTTTGTCCCGCCTCTCGTGGACGGGAAATTTCAATTACTGTATTCACAACAAGTTCTTCCTTATGTCAGGTTTTATGAAAAAACACGGTACTTCTACCGATAAAAACCATTCTTAACCTCTCGTGCATCTCAGATGCAAAAATCAAATGTTAGGTGATGCGCCCCGTTTTTGTGAAAAACACTGGCATCAACAACCAAAAACTTCAAAGCGTGGGCGTTCACTTCAATATCAACGCCTTTACTTAAGTAAGGGGGAATAATGCTGAAGTATTTGATGTATTAATAAACATAATCTCAAGTTATGCGCCTTTACCAGCTTGGCTACTTCCCCAATTTAATTAAATATTGGTGGGGAAGGTAGGATTCGAACCTACGAAATTTACTGAAAACACTTCAAGTTTTCCCTTTTGCGGGGGAGATGGGATTTGAACCCATGAACTTTTGCTTCAAACGCAAACGATTTAACCGTTATTACTGAAAATATCGTCAGTTCCCCTAATTGGAGTAGTTCGTCAATATTTGTGTAAATTATTACTAATCTACTCCCCCATTAATTCAAAATAAAAAGAACTTTGTTACACCCAGAAGTTTGTTTTCACAGGGACTACTGGGAATAAGTTTAGAAGAAATTCGTTGGTTTCGTGTTGTAAGTGTCTGATTTACCGTCAAAGTTACTGAAAAAACCAGCAGTTCTTCTGTTTAGTAGCGGGAGCAGGATTCGAACCTGCACAAGCATTCGATGTCTAAAGGTTATGAGCCTTTAATGTTACCAATTACACCATCCCGCAATATATTTTAAAAAAGGATATTTCGTTTGTTATTGTTGTGTTTAACAATGGTGGGGTCGAACCACCGACTTTCTGCTTAAAATGCAAAAGCTCTATCCAACTGAGCTAATTGTATACTGAAATAACAACCAGTTTCCTTTTTTTATAATCTGACCTTCCTGACATGGTGGTTATGTGATGCTCCACTGAGAAATGATTTAACGGTTTGCCAGCATTTTCATGTTCATCAGGATAAGGAATCTCTGTCTCCATTACTATGGATTCCGAGGTCATATCATTAATCTTTTCAAAGTACGTTTGTCCCTAAAGACTCTGCAAATATATGACAGGTTTTTCTAATTACCAAATGTTTTTTAAAAAAAAATGTAAAAAATTACAGAATACAGGGTGAAAATAAATACGAATAAAAATCTAAAAAGTTACATTTTTTTATAAAAATTTTCACTCTTTTTGTTTAACGTTCTGATAATCACGCTTTTTCACAAGCATATCGTATAGACTCTTATTGTTTCCTTCGGGTTCATCGGGGTCAATTGTCAGCTTTTTCTCGGCTTCACTGATATCCAGATTTTTTTCTGGTTTTTCAGGTGGTGGTTCGACAACAGTCGTATCACTGGGTTTAGATTGTGACGACTCCACTGTTATTTCAGGTGGTTTTACAACCTCATTTACAACCTCACTTACAGCATCATTTACTTCTTCCACTGTTTCACCAAGTGTTTCGGTCTCACCAGTGAAATCCAATAACTTCATATCCTTAACATCTCCAATAGTAAGTGGTTGCATCGGTTCGGTACTAATTGTTATGTCGCCATCGAGTTCAAGAACATCATCTGTCACACCACCATCATTTATACCTTGATTTGTTCCCTCAATTGCTCCCTCAGTTGTTCCCTCATTCTTATCTTCAGGCATGGAGTTCTGACGCAGGAAATCATTTATGCCATCACTACCGATTTTCTTTAATTCGTCTTGTCGTATACTGATTTCCGCATGAATCCTGCCCTCAGACGTGGTTTTAAGTTTATCGGCTTTCTTTTCGAGATTCTCGATATCCTTCTCATCGTAATGCTTGAGATTTTTATACGTCTTAGTGTGTCTGTATCTTGGGTCGTCAATAATGATTTTCATTGTGTCATTATTGAAAACACAGTCCTCGAATAATTGTCCGTCTTTTGCAAATCTGGCTTTTATTATTCTGATGTTTGCGAAATTCGCTTCCTGTTGTGCAGGGGTTTTCGCTATTGACATGAAGAAATGCGCTTTCTGCATCCTCTTAATGTTACCACCAGTTTGCTGTGCTTCAACGAATTCCGCACCTATACCTGAACGATTACTTTGAATCGCAGTCCATGCAGGAATATCTAAATCTGAAGCAAGTGCTTCGAATCCCTTAACAATTGCGAGTTCGGCTTCATGTCTGTCAGGAGACCTTTTATGGCTTTCCAGTACATCGAGATAATCGAGAACCAATATATCGAATTTAAATCCCCATTTTTTCTCGTAGTTAATCATCCAGTTCTTAACGTCCTTAATCGTAGTGTCTTCCTGACTAAACTTTTTTATGACAAGATTGCCTTTACCCTGCATCGCCTTGCCTTTTTCATGGGCAACCTTATCTACTCTTTCTCTCTCATCATCGTCTTCATTAATTAACGTATGTGATGAATCTGCCCAGATAACATAGTGTTTGCGTTTAATCTGGTCAATGGTGTCCTCGAAGATAATCTGAGCCACATTCTTATCACAATCATATGCTGTATTAGCAATTTTTGTGAGTGCCGTGGTTTTCCCAACACCACTTGGTGCTAAAATTATTCCCATTTCACCTTTTCCCAGACCACCACCAGTTAGCACATCAATGGCTTCGATACCTGTTGGTATGGTTTCTCTGAATTCCTTACGAAGTGCTTTGGAGATGCCTTCAACTACTGATTCGCTATCGTCTTCCTCATCACCTATATGACTGATTTTCTGGAATTTTTCCTCGATTTCAGTAACAACATATTTGCTTCTGATATCACCCGTTTTTACGTCACCAAGAATTTTTTCTGCCAGCTTTCTGTACTCCTGCTGTTTGATGAACCATTTGGTTGATTTCTGAACGGCATCACCGTCATAAAGCATTTGTTTATTAATGATTCTCTGATTCCAGAGTTCAATACGTTTGATTACCGAGAAAAGCGATTCTTCCTCGATTTGATTGTTCGGTGTCTTGTATTCGTTTATGGCTTGATGAATACTTTTATTCTGGAGATTCGGGACTTTTTCATATTCCCCGTAATACTCCATGATAATGATGAACAACCTTTTTAAATTAGGGTCATCAAAGTATTCTACCGCTAAGTCTGGGATTATTTTTTCAGCAAATTCTGGTTCAACCAATAACTGCCACATGAGGCGTTGTTGAAATTCAGGACCGAGATATGCTGTTAACGTGTTTTCTGTGTTTTCATTCATCTTTATACTCCAAATAAAAAAGGGACGGAAATAACTACGTAGACACTTAGATTAGAGCCAATTAAATGTCATTCCCGCCCCCGTATCCGCATTAATTTCGTCTTAACCTTCTAAGCATTTCCGCTCGTTTAGCGGGATGGAGTTCTCTGATTTGATTGATTGATAAGCCTCTGTAGTTAATTAAATCGTAGTCATCCCACATGTTTCTAATGTCGTCTCGTTTGATTTTCGCCTCAATCGTATTACTGATTTCAACAACGACATTCACTATGTCAACAGAAATTAGTGCAACTGGATTAAATCCGTCAACAAAAAATTCACGTTCCACTATCGGATTTTCGTTAATATATAATCCGATTTTACATGGTACGCCTCGAATCGTTTTCTCTTCGATTTGCTGTATAACGGATTCTGGATTGTAACGCATGGAATTCCTGTATCGCTTCGCATAACTACCAATTATTTTCTGACGATACGCAAAAAGGTCATATGATTGGTCGTTTCCGACTTCGGCAACAACATCATAACTTCTTCTCGATAACGTTTTCTGTATTTTGGTTATAGCACGTGGCAATACTTCCCTTATGTCGATTGAATATCTTGTAAAGGGATTGAATTGGTCGGCATCGAATATGGCTTCACATAACAACATTTCTGACTGAAACTCGTTATTAACAATATTCCCCTGACTCAGCGAAAACCTAAATACGTTACTATTTTCCTTCTCGTTCATTTCATTATTTTTTTAAAGTTAATACTATCACAAATATAGAGATAATGGTGTTAAAATGAAAGCATTTTACAGATTATCTTTATGTTTTCTATAATACTCTGTAAGTAACTGCTTTTCATTCATTATTACGGTATAAAAAGGTTCGACATATTGAGGAAACGTACTGCCGTATACCGTAAGAAAACCGTCCTCAAGCATCAGATTATATAGATTTTTACTTCCACGGTCTTCGGGACTCAACGGTATTTCAAGTTGCTGTATCTCTTCTCTGGCTTCCTCTGTTAACATTGGTTCTCTCAGGTTAACGAGCTTGAAATTGGTCTTGAGTCTCGGTACGTTGTTCACGATGTTTTCGAGTGCCTTCAGTGGTTTTTTCTTATCGGCAATGCGTTCCGCATTGATTTCATCCGCTCTTCGACAAATTTCCCTGACTGTCATTGTTTTAAATCGGATTTCAGGAAATAACTTAACGAGACCCTTGTCTTTCAGACCACCCACACCCTTTATGTTATCGGCAGGGTCACCACATATGATTTTCATAACCAATGCATTGGTGTAGTGATGGTCAAAATACATCATGTAATTGGTCTTGGTTACGGGTTGCTCGATATTCGGAAAGATAATCGTGATATTTAAATCCAGTAGTTGTGCGAAATCCCTGTCATTTGAGTATAAAAATATCTCTTCTTTATTATTGTGGTCGAGACAGTATTGAGCGATGATATCATCGGCTTCCACGTCATCGACCTCAATTTGTCTGAGAAACAGTTCTTCGGCATATGCTTTGATTCGTTGTCGTTGCTTGAGAAGTGATTCTTTTTTCGCTTCCTCTCTACGGATTTCAGCAGCACTTAATTCGATTTTCTTATGCCATTCCTTTGATTCACGATTGGCTTTATATGCGGGGTCGATTCTATGTCTAAATATTCCCCCTCCTTCTCCATCCCAAACCAGTACCACTTTATTTATCATGTGGTCTTTAATGAGTTTTCTCACGGTGGTCATGAAAGAGTATAGACCGCCAATATGTCCATAACTGGCGGTCTCTACATCTCTTGCTCCGTGAAACGAACGTTTCAATAGATTCGGAGAATCAACTAATAACGTTCTGGTTTTCATTATTCCTCGCTCTCCCCAGTATCTTTTCTTTCGATTATCTCGTCTTCAAAACTCACGTTCCCCTCACCATCCATCGCTTTGGATTTGAATTCTATGTCATTAGCCATAAGTGATTCGTCATCGAATTTATTACGGAAATACAGAATGTTTTCCTTCTTATATGCGTTTTCACTGTCTTTATCACCGTAAATAATACCATGTGGTGTGCTGATAATCTTGCCTTCCAGACTGATTCCACCCCAATCACCGTCAATATGGTTTTTGGCAATATTGGCTTTGTTTTCGAAGCCGTAATTCAAATCACGTTTTTTACTGGTTGCCGTTATTCTCCGTGTACCATGAGTAATGATACCACCGAAGTGATAAATTAATCGTGCACCGAAAAAGAAGGTTTCACCGCCTTTGTGTTTCACGACTTTATTCATGCTGTCGTACCAGATTTTCTGAACGGCAGCAAGTGTCATGGTGTATTCGCTATCAATTTTACGACTATTTGGTATCGTGTTATTTAATAACGACATAAAGGCTTTTTCATATGCACCTGCATTCCACATGTTGTTATCGCTATCGTCTTTTTCCAACGCATTGATTGTCTTTATGCAATTAAGTGTGCCAATTGAATCAATAGCGACATACACGTCTCGTGGTAAATCACCTCTGATTTGCATGTCCCTGAATTCATAAATAGCCTTTGCCATGTCTTCGATGCTGGCTTCTTTTCTCTCTTTATCCTGTAAATGACCATACTTTTCAAGCAAGTACTTGTTATTCACAAGAAGATATTCACCGTCCCAATCAAATCCCATGAGAGTCAGTCGTTTGTTTCCCTCATCAATATTATTCTCGGTATCAATTATAATCGGAAAATCACCTCTTTTCTGAGCGTTAACAATCGAACGCATCAATGCCGTTGATTTACCCGTATTACTATACCCACGAAATAGAGTTACGTAGCCCTTGGGTACTCCGGGCATACCTGTGGCTTCCGTCAGTCCTTCGTCAACGGGAATCCATTCCAATGGTTTTGAAGGAATTTCTTCAGCACCTATTTTCTTCTTGAAATTATCGAGACTAAAACTTTTTTTGGGTGTTGGTTTTCTAACCGCATTTTGCGGTACGTCATTACTTTTCTTTGCCATATTTTTTTTGATTAAAAAGGGGAGATTTTCATCTCCCCTTTAATGATGTTAATTAAAACGGTAGGTCATCATAATCAGAACCAGAATCACTGGAATCCTCGTCATAATTATTGTCTTCAGGTATCTCATTATCATCGTCTTGGTCTTCAGCCTTGTTATCGGCAATGGCATCCTTTCCAACATCAGACGCATCGTCCTTGAATTCACCAACCTTTTCTTCGGTTATGTTATTGATTGTAACACGAGGGGTTTCCTGTTGCTGCAAATCACTGGCTTGTTCAAAGTCTTCGTCATCTTTGTCAAGATTCATTGTGCGAGTATTGGCTTTTTCTTCCAAATCTGGACGACCCGGGAACACCCAATGTTTGTTGTTCTGGTCACTGTCTTCCCAATAAGGGGTGGTGTCAGCAACACACATTTGAAGGTATTCGTAAGGCGTGATATTTGGCGCAGCTTTTGGCTTGAAAACGTCTCTCCAAGAGGTATCGTCATCGAGCCATGCTCTCATTACTGTCGGGTCACCGTGAAGCGGTGATTTGCCTTTCGCAGTAATGGCAGATATCTGCTTATACACGTGTCCGTTAAATTCGGCATCGGTCATGATGATGTTCAAATCAGTACCGTTTTGAGGGTCACTAAAATCAGCTTGCTGACTTGTCATGTAGTCTTCCAAGATAGGAAGCAACTTGTCAAGGGTTCCCTGATTTTTGTAATTGTGTTTAAACCTCCAGAATTTCACTCCGTCTTTTTCCTGTCCCTTATCAATACCACGAACAATGTAAAATTTCTTGGCTTCCCACTTAATGGCTTTCTTGTAAATTTCATCATTCTTGGCTTTGATTTTGAGTTGGTCTTCATTCATGTTCTCTTTCTTGATTCCCTTGATTGATGGGTCTTGAGTCTTGATAAGTCTCTTGTATTCCGCACATGCAGGGCATGGAGCAGGAACCATCAATGGCGCACCTTGGTCATCCAAAATTGGTTTTCCATCTTTACCGAGTTTCGGTACTTTAGGGTCATTGTGAGCGGGACAATAAATAACCGTTCCGTGTTTTTTCTTTCCACCCGCTGCATTGGTGGTTAGCACATGGAAGAACGCTTCTTCGATGTGTTTCTTACCTGCTTTCGGTGGTAAAATCCTGAAGATTTCCTTCGGTTTACGAGGAACGAAATACTTCGCTAAAATGTCTTCACGTGATTTTCTGGTTGTGGATTGTGATTGTTTCTTTTGATAGTCTTGAAACATAGACTTTAATTGTGACAGGTTCTGCCCTGTCGGAGCTTGATTTTCCATTTTTCAATTGGTTTTTCAGTAATTATTATTTTTTCAATTATTAAAATATGCTACAAATATAGCCTTCATTTGTAATAAATACAAGAAATTTTAAAAAAAATCGTAAGTTTTTTGCTTAAATCGACATTAAATTGTTAGATACGATGGTGAAAGATATTACTTGCTTATTTTCATAGTAATCACCGTCTTTTAATCTCAACTGAAGTTTGTAATCCTGTGGTATTAGCCACGAAGTATCGAGATTAAATTCATACCCATTACTGGTTCTATTGACTCTGGTGAAGGGAATCACATCGACTTCGTAATCCTCACCGATTGTCGTGAACAATCTGTACTCGATATCCAAAGGTAAGAATTTGTTTTGATTCGGGTACATTTCTTTTATCGTTAATTTGATTTTTTTCGTGTTACCCGCAACAATTTTTTCTTTTTCGCTGATTCCCCAGAAATAAAAGAAGTAATTATTGAAATTAATTTGGTTGCTTTGGTCAAAAGTGTACCATTGTTTTTCTGAAATCAGATAAAACTCACCACTATGAACTGTATTTCTACCATTAATACTGAGATTCCATTCGTCTCTGAAAAGCACGGCATCTGGATATAATTCGGAATCCAGATTCAAGGTTATTTTATATATGCCTTTACTGACATTCACTACTGATGTACCAGTGACGACATTTATTAGGTTATCCTTGTAATCATATATATTCACATGGTTAACAACGATATCCTGTTTAATTCCACCGATATTAACGTAGAGATAAAGGTCATTGTCTTTATCAAGATAGAAATAATTTCGGTCATCGGTGATGGTATCATCTACCTTGGTTTGTATATATGGTTCATACCAAGTATTGGTATTTTTAGCGTGAAACGCCACGGCTTGCGTGTATTTGGTGAGAAGTTCTTCGTATTCATCGGGAAACTTGAGTCCGAGTCCGAAAGACGTGCCTGTATATCCAGTGTATCCGCTTATTAATCCCAGTCTCTGATTGACGTACTCCGTGATGTCGATATCCAGACTCTCACTGCCTTTTTGAAATCTCTGTGTGGCAATGATTTCAGTGCTGCCACTATTATATGCCCCAGCAGTATTCCATTCAGTATCGGTTTTTCTGTCTTCCCAATTACTTGCCTGTTCCACGGCATTAGGTATGAGAGTATCGTCATAAATGAAATCATATCCACTGCCTTCATCCCAGTCTTCATTAACATTGAAAAGCTGGAGTTCGAAACTCGTTGCACGTTCGATTCCCTGTGAATAACTTTTCTTTCCAAGATATTCTTCGGCATAACTGATTGTATTGGTCATATGTAGGGTATGAGTCATACCGCTATTAGGTACAATAAAACCCTTGTTAATCTTATCACGTAATTCCGATAAATCGATATCAAATATGAATCTACTGACTCTCTGATGAAGACCACCATATGATATCTCAGTAACTGGGTTTTGAGAATTGTTGGTTAGGTTGTTACTAATTAATGTATTTGACTTACTAAAATAACTTCTATATGTTGACATTTTTCCGTATTTTTATTGTATTTATAATAAATACTTGAACAACATGAAATATAACACAACCACTTTCATTGAAAAAGCAAATAAAGCTCACTATAATAAGTATGATTATTCTCAGGTTAAGTATATTGATAGTAAAACTAAAATAAAAATAATTTGTCAAGAACATGGAATATTTGAACAAACACCAGCAAATCACATTAGGAATAACAAGCCACGTGGTTGTCCCATATGTGCTAAAAATTATAAATTAACTACTACCGAATTCATTAAAAGAGCAAATCATATTCACGATAATAAATATAATTATTCTAAAGTAAAATACATTAACATAAAAACACCGATTATTATTAGTTGCCCAACTCATGGTGAATTCAAACAAAAACCAAATAATCATCTTAATGGTTGGGGGTGTCAAAAATGTGGGGGGAATAAAAAACTAACAACGAATGAGTTTATTGTGAAAGCAAAACGAATTCATGGCGATAAATACGATTATTCTAATGTAGAATATGTTAATGCGTTTACTAAAATAAAAATAGTTTGTCCGAAACACGGAATATTTAAACAAAAACCAAATGGACATTTAAGTGGTCAAAATTGTCCGACATGTGGAGCATTAATCACATCAAATAAAAAGATTATACAAGCTAAAAATAATTTCATAGAAAAAGCAAACAGAATCCATAATAATAGATATGATTATTCATTCACCAAATATAAAAATAGCCGTAGTAAAATAAAAATAGTTTGTCCGAAACACGGAATGTTTGAACAAAAAGTGAATTCACATCTAAATGGTAGTGGATGTCCTAATTGCATGACATCGAAAGGAGAATTAATGATTGAAAAATTTTTAATTGAGAAAAACATTAAATACGTCTTTCAGAAAACATTTGATGATTGTATAAATGAAAATAACAGAAAAATGAAATTCGATTTCTATTTACCAAGTCAAAATATATTAATCGAATATGACGGAAAGCAACATTTTGAACCCATTAAATATTTTGGTGGGAGAAAAGCATTTATTATTAGACAACAATATGATAAAATTAAAAATGATTATGCTGAAATAAATAAAATTAAACTAATTAGAATCTCTTACCACGATTATAATAATATAAACAATATATTAATAAACATAATTAATTAAACAAAAAAGACTACACGCAGTAGTCTTTTTAAATCTAAATAATATCAATATTATTAATGTTTTTATTTAATATTATGTCTTACAAGTAATCGCACAGCATCTTCTTTCGTCATGCCTTCATTAAGTCGTCTGTTTTTCAGCACCTGTCGTGCGAGTTCCACGTCCTCATTGAGTTTCTCCATGTGTTTGAGTTCACCTGTGCCGACTTCCTTGCTTCCACCGTATCCACGAAGTACTACACCGCCTTTGGTTAT